GGGCACCATCGCTAGTGTTCGTGGCGCGCTGGATCTGCGCGGACGATGGCAGCACCGTCGCGACATCAAGCGCGAGCGCCGCTAGTTCGCGCGTCGAGATCACCACTCATCCGTTCGGACGAGTGTGATGCTCTTGGTGCGCGCCTTCGCAAAGTATTCGTTCGCCCTGTCGCGATAGTTCGACTGCTTCTGATTGCGCGACAGGCTCAGACCGTCAGCGCCAACATCAAACGAGTCGGACTCGACCGTGGCGCGCTGAAGGAGAAGATCACCAGCAGCGCCGTACAGGTCATGAGTGAAGCCCGTAATCATCACGGGCATACTCGGCTCGGTGCTGAACGTCCAGCGTCCAGCGATGAGATCAGACGTGGCAGGCGTCAGCACGTTGTAGGACGAGTCAACCAGTACCACGTCGGATTCCCACGCGCCAACCTGACTGGTGAACGTCAGATACGTCGTAGATCCTCCACCAGCGGCGATGGTCTCATGCTCGTTCAGCGGGTAGTAGCGAGCCTCATCACGTCGCGCATCAAGCGCGTCTTGGATCTGATCGTCCGTGAAGATCTGACCAGCACCGGACGGGTCATCGACCAGTAGGCGGATCTTCGCGATGAGAGTGGTGAGGCTTGCGCGTGCCATCGTTCCTACCAGTTGAAAGGGAAAGTGAATGGGGAGACCATCCCCGGCGCGGAGTCCGCTGCGCCGGGGATGGTCAGTCGTTCAGTCCTAGGGACTAGGACTTGGAGGCCGTCATGCAGCCGAGGATGCCCGAGCGGACGACCTTCGCGCCGTAGACGTTCAGACCCTTGACGGCGTCGGCGAAGCGCTTCTCCATGCGGAACGCCTCGACCTTCTCGATCTGCATCGCCATCGTCCACGCGGCGGCGTGACCGAACAGGATCTTATACTTCGCGCCCGACGTGTTGACCACGTTGTTCGACACGAACACGTTGAACCCGGCGGCCTGACCGACGATCGCGTTCTCCAGCACGGCGCGGTTCATGTCCGTGCCGTACGACACGAAGCGAGCGTCCTTGCGGAGCAGCCCGTGGAACCACGGCGGGACGACGACCCAGCGGTTCTGGGACGGAGCGTTCGCCTCGTCCAGCGCCGTGAAGGCGTCGGCGAGGTACTCGTACGCGGTCGTGCTGGTCGGCACGATCGGCGTGGCGGTCGAACCGAAGCCCGTCGTGATGCCAGCCTGCGCGTGGAGCGAGGCGAGGTACGCGTCGAGATCGTTCGCGAGGGCGTAGGCAGCCTCCTGCATCGCGCCCTGCATGATCTTCGGCGTCTGCTGGGCAGCGTCCACGTCGTCGATCTGGAAGTTGAAGGCGCGAGCCTTGTCGATCGACAGCACGACCTCGGCGTCCGAGAGGGTCTCGGGAGCGGACAGGTCGGAGTTCTTCGTGTAGTCCGACACGGTGATGGCACCGATGCTGTGGATCTTCACGGACGAACCGGCACCGGCGATCTCGCCAGCGTAGTCGCGGTTCACGACGGCAGGCTGACCGAACACCAGCGAGTTGTGGAGGTTCTCCAGCAGCGCGCGGCTCCAGATAGCCGGGATGAAGTTGTTGATCGCCATGGGGCTGATCCTTTCGTACTACTCGGCGAGCGCAGCCAGCACGTCGTCCCATGGGAGGGCATCGACTTCGGCCTTGCTCATCTTGGACAGTGCCTCCTTCGTCAGCGTGCTGCGACGACGGGGCGGGTTGGTTGGGTTGGCAGTTGCACCCGGCGTGTGGGTGTTGGTCTGCACTAGCCACGGACGATCCTGTGTGAGCGTCCGCAGCGCGTCATCGACACCAACCCAGCCGTCAGTGTCGTCGTACTCCAGCGCGTTCGTGTCGAGCAGCCTGCTGGCCGCGTCCACGTCCACGATCCCGAACTTGGTCGCAGCAGCGGTGATCTCTGCGCGGAGCGCAGCGTCGCGTGCGCGCTGCGTGGTCGTCTTGACCTGCTCCTCCAGTTCGATCATCCGGCGCTGTGCCCTTTCCTGTTCGGACAGTTCGGCCTCCTCGCGTGCCTTCTGCGCCGCTTCGAGGTCTCGGAGCCGCTTACGGAGGCTCTGATTCTCGGAGCGGAGTTTCCGGTCGAGAGGGCTGGTGGCCTGCTCATCGCTCGACTCCTCCGGGGAATCGGTCGGTGCCTCACCCGTGAAGGGTTCGGTGTGGGTCGCCTCCGGGGCGTGCGCGTCCGTGACCTCCGGGGTCAGGTCGTCGCTGTCGTTGCTCTGCATGGTAGCAGTTGCCTCCGCGCTTTCGCGTAGTCGTTGACGGTCTCATTAGATCACGCGGTGCGGATGGGTGAGGGCATAGGAAAGCCCTCCCCGTCGTCGCGACCGGGGAGGGCTGGGTGTTGCGTCGCTAGTCGTTCTGCGGCAGCGTGGTCAGGTAGCCAGCGGGAAACGCCTTGGCGCACTCGCGACCGATCGGGTAGCAGCCCATCCAACCGCCGTCGTGCTTCTCAAACTCGGCGGCGTCCTCCAGCGTGCAGAGGCTGATGCCGCCGTTGACGACGATGGCGTACAGGGGATTCTTGCCGACCTTGCGACCGCAGCACTGGCACGGCTCGTAGTCGCTCCAGTCGCTGGCGTCGGCTCCGCTCTGGTGGTACTTCTCGCCCCACATGGCGTCGGGGCGCTTGACGGTGCGATCCCACGGGAGCGCGGCTTCTGCCTTGCGGCAGTTGATGATGTCCTCGGCGCAGTTCAGCGCGTCGGTCTTGACGGTGGCGAGGTACACGCTGCGATCCTCATCGGCGATGTAGAGGTACCACGCCTTGTCGTCGCGCTTGCTCACGCGGTAGTCGAGGTCGGCGGTGGCGTAGGCGTTGCCGATCTTGGTGAGGTGGGTGGTGGTGTTGTTCATGGTGTCGATGCCCTCCTTGGCGTTGACGGTTTCCATATGTGCAGTATTGCCTAGTCCATATCGAATGTCAAGTGGTGATGTGCAACTTGCCAAGACACACGAAAGCCCACCCGTCGTATAGACCGGGTGGGCTTCGGCAGTGCGCCTGTCAGACCGTTGCTACCAGTTGCGCTCCGTGCAGGCGAAAGCCTGCTCCGCGTTCGCCGCGTCGATCATGCGACTGTAAGCGCGCTCCTCGGCGGCGACGATGCGGCGGTACTCGGCGCTAGCGAATACGACACGGTGCGAACGATCGCGCCACATATGGTAGGACGCCTCCGCCTTGTACGTTCGGGCTTGGAGCCGGGACAGTTCGCGGTCGAACTGAGCCTGCGTGGTGATGATCTTGGTGGCGGTCATGCCGTCACCTGCTCGGCAGCGGCGCGGACGCGAATCGCGGCGTCCATCATGTCGCGCCCAGACTCGACGCCGAACAGGCGAGCGATGCGGTCATAGCCGCGGTACCGGCAGACGGCGCGGTATTCGCGGTCAGCCTGCTCGTCAGAGCAGTACGGCATTTCGGCGGCAAGACGGCAAAGGGCGCTAACGAAACTCTCGCGTGCGAGGCCGTCGAGATAGTCGTTAGGAATGGTGGTGGTGTTCATGGCGGTGCCCTCCTTGGCTTCCGTGGTATCCATGCAGGCATTCTAGCCTAGTCCATTCAGACCTGTCAAGTGGGAAGTGACAAGTCGTTACGCCACAGCACCATCCGGCACATCAAGATTGGGTAGATCGAATCCATCCCCCTCGGTCTCATACTCTCCACCCAACGCGTACCGCAACGCGATCAGCGCACTGGCAGGACTGTCCAACTCCATGCGAAACATGCCACCACTCGGCGTCAGCATCATCGTCCCAACGTACTGCGATATGACGCGCCTCCGCTCCGATCTTGTCAACTCGAAACCGTCCTCCCAGACCAGACGACGCTCACCGTTCTCGATGCGATAGATCCTGCTCACCCGGAGATCATCACCGCCATCAGCCATCGCCGATACTCAGCGTCAAGCGTGTAGTCGCCACCGTAGATCCCGTTTCCCCAGCCCATTGAGAGCAACTCGTATGCGCTGTCCTCGTACCAGCGCCCGAAGTACGGCACCGTGAACTCGTCACGCCGGAACACCTCATGGCTCTTTGCCCAGTCATATCCGGGCTGATCCATCAAACGCTCTAGCGGGTCTTGGTCTCCGTCGAACGATCCGCCGCGCGTGCGGTACTCATAGAACAACGATTCCATCAGACGCGCCCGGTCGCTGGTGTATTCGGCTCGGTGCATCAACTCATGCACCATTGTGGCGTCGTTGTCACCAACGAGCAGACCTTCGCGATTCCGATAGAAGCCGCGCCGATTGCTGCTCAGAATGTTGAGAGGAATGCGGTACGCGTTGGACGCTTCGATCCATCTGCGCGGTATCCATCGAGATACGCCCCACGCCAGCCGTTGACCTTCGTCCAGTGCGTTCTGTAGTTCAATACCCCGGCGCGGCAAGTTATCCCCTGCGCTTCTCGGCGCGGTTCGGGCTAGATCAAAGGTAGCGCCTCCGAACTCCACGCCGCTCTCCTCTAGGACGTCAAGATATATCCGCCCCTGAGTATCACGCAGACCCTGCTGCGCCTCGCTGTAGATACGATCGGAGTCAAGGTAGTCGGCGCGCGCCTTCTCTTGTTTCGCGTGGACTGCTCGTATCTCTGCGTCTACCTTGTCCCGGTACGCGTTCCACTCGTCCCAGTAGGCGTTATCGAGGTAGCCACTGGAGTCGGTGTGCTTATTTCGTATTCGTGTCTGCGCGCTCTTGCGTTTCTTGTCCAGCCGCTTCAACTCGTCCTGAGCATCGAAAAAGTCGGTGGATGCCCTACTTCTTGCCTCCTTCGCGGCATCGCGCTTTCTCTCTAACTGCATGATCTCGTCAGCCAATCCGAAGTTGTCCAGTCGGCGCTGTGCTTCGTCGTCAATGATCTGACCGACACGCAGGATGTCGTCCATGACGGCCTGTTTCCCACGCTCGGCGATGTCTCTCACTAGATCGCGGTCAAGGATTCCGCGAACCTCGGCGAGTTCATCTAGCCAACTGCCGATGGTTGCCTCACGCGCCGCACTTGCGGCGACCTGCTCGATGATCGGTGCGGCCTCCACGCCAGCCTCACGCAACTCGCGCAACGTCGTCGCGCGCAACCCGCGACCCCACCGCTCACTGAACGTCGGCGTCACCAGATCCGCCAACCGGATCTTGCCGTCCCGGTACAACGCGTACTTGCCAGCGCCCAACACCTTGATCTTCTCAGCATCACTCAGCACCGCGTTGAATCGCTCATCCGGGTCGAACGGACGCGCACCAGTCTCGGGGATGTCCTCCGCATCCCAGCCGTCCATCCCAGCCAACTCCTCGAACGACTTCGTGATTGGCGACTGGACACAGCGACAGTTCGGGTGACTGTCCAGATCCTCATCCAGCGAGTGTTCGGTGCCGTTCATAGCCCAGCACACCTCGCACGTCTGCGCGGATTCTTCCGCGTTCCAGACCCAGCCGTTCAAGATGTCAGCGTTCTCGCGGAACGAGTCAGCGATGCCAGCACGCGCAGCCCCGAGGGTCTCGGTATGCACGAACGTCTGGAGTCGCGCGCGTCCGGTGGTCTTGATGTGATCGCGTAGGCGGCGCGCGATCTTGTCTGGACGCTCGCCGAGGATCACGCCAGCGGTCATCGTGTCCACCGCTTGCTGCGTGCTGGTGATGGCAAAGCCGTCTAGGTACTCGGCTGCTGCTGTGCGTGCCTGCAAGCGCGCCACGGTCTGCTCGACTTGGCGCTTGTTCGGCTTCGTGAAGCGCGCGTTCAGCGAGCGGATCTGGTCGTCAGCGTTCTCGATGCCGAGCCGGTACGCGTTTGGTGCCAGCGACTTGACCGCTGCTAGTCCATGGACACCGAACCTGCTGAACTCCTCCGCGATGGCTTCGGCTCGTCCCCGGATCACGGCGATCCGTTGCGTGTCCTCGGCTCCGTCGAACACTTCGGCGATCGCGCGTCCGTGCGGCGTGTCGGCCTCTAGGGCTTTCAGCATGTCCTGTTCGATGCGTTCGATCGCGACGCTATAGGCGCGCAGCATCTCGCTGATCGCGCCGGACTCTAGATCGCCGAGCCTTCGCAGGAAGTCTGCGCGGATCGCGACGGATTCCGCGTACGTCGCCACGCGCTAGGCGGTCTGTCCCGCGTTGAACGCGCGCGTCGCTTCCTGTGCCGCCTCGGCGCTCTCCTCGGCGGTCTGGAGCATCTCGGATTCTGCGTCGTAGCCGAGGCGCTCCAGCAGCGTGTGCTTCGACACGCCAAGTTGCGCGTCGATGATTGCGGTACGGCGCTCGGCCTCGGGATCAGACGGAACCAGCGGAGGCCAACCGAGCGTGACGATGTTCTGATCGCCGTAGCCTTGAAGGTCAAGACTGCGGCGCAGGATCTCCACGATCGCGTGTCCGTAGGTGCGGCGCTTGGTCTCGGTCTTTTGGATCAGCGGCGCGTAGAGGATGCGGAGCGCGAGACCGGACAGTTGTCCGGCGTTGTCGAGTTTGCCGGTCGCGACCTCGGGGATACGCGTGGTCTCATGAAGTGCCGCAACCAGTCGGCGGTACAGGTCGATGCTGGAGGCGAGGTCGGACTGCATCTCCAGATTCTTCAACTCGGCGTTCGGATTCTCGAACTGGAGGATGCTGCCGGGGTTGGCGTCCATGTTCACCGGGTCGCCGATCATCTTGCCCCACGTTCGCGGATGCGCGTACAACCGCACGATCCGGTTCACGTTCGACGCGACGCGCTCGATGCTCATGCACAGACGCAGCACGTCAGGCTCCAGATCACTGATGCCATAGACCTCATGCGGACTGGGAAGGTTCTGCGCGTGAACGATCGGGCTGTACGGCTTCGGCCAGTCAGTCTCGGCAAGCGTCATCCAGCCGCCCTCGATCGCTTCTTGATCGACGATGATCCAGCCAGTACCGTTCGGCTCGATGATCTGGCGGCGCGTCACGCCACCGTTCTCGGTGATCGTGTTCCAACTGATCGTGTAGCGCGTGATGTTCTCGTAGTCGTCGGGTGCCCACTCCAGATCGACGGTGCTGGGGTCGAGACAGACGATGCGAACTGTGCCGTCCTCTTGTGGTTGGAGGCGCGCGAACATCGTGCCGCCGATCGCTCCGCTTAGTCCGAGGCGCTGCCAGAGAAGGTCACCACCGTTGCGGCGGATGATCTCGCGTGCGGCGTCCTCGATGCGCTCGTCCGTGTCGCTCTCGTCAGCGTCGATCATCAACTGGTCGCCGAACAGGTGAGCGACTCCAGCGTCCACGATCAGTCGCGCGTAGTTCAACCGCACGTTGTCGTTGACGGACTCGCCACGACGCTTCTTCAGTGGTTCTGGGCTGTTGCCGTAGTACGCGTCCCATGCTTTGCGGATGCGGTCGGCGCGATCCCGATCGTCTGCGTCGGCGATGTCTGCGAGATCGGTGCGCGGTGTCAGCATGGCGTAGGTGTTACTCCCAGATGTTCAAGCCGTAGGACGCGCCCATGCGAGGCTGTGGCGCGTATGCCATAAGTATCGCATCCGCCCTGTCGGGCGAGCGTCCTAGGCGCTTCTTTGTGGTGTCTTTGGACTCGACTACGCGGCGTCCTTGCGAGTCGAGTGTGTAGCGTGGCGCGACCAGATCTGCTGCTAGTTGCGCGTCCGGATCGAGACTGATGGTGGGCAAGTGTTCGGCGAACACAAACCATGCTTCACTGCGACGGTTCGGGTACAGGTCGGGATCGTGCGCGGTGGTGCCGCCGTTGAATGCCTCGACCTTCATGCCGACCTCGCGGAGCCTGTCGGTCACGCCACCGCCGAGTCCAGCATCGTCCACGACGACGCGGCACGATCCGTCGATGCCACGCACCGTGTCGATGATGCGTCCCGCTGTTTCCATCAGACTCTTGCCGGTGTAGGCGGCGGCGATGCGGACGCGATCGCCACGGCGTACGACGATGACGGTCTCGTCCGAGCCATACCGGGCTACGTCGCACGCGACCACAACGGGATCGCCCGGATCAGCCGTGCGTGCCTGTGCTGCCTCGACGGCTGACAGTCCGATGATCTGATCGTCCGCGATGCTCGGGAACTCGCCCAGCACACGCACCTGCCACATTGGCGAGTCCTCGCCCCACAACTGGCGCTTGTCCTCGACCCACGCTTGGCTGACCATGTTGCGCGCCACGACGCTCGGCACCTTCTCGCCAGTGAAGTTCGGCGTGTCGAACGCGCTGATGTGGATCGTGTTCCACAGACTGCGCTCCGAGTGAAACGCGCGGTAGAACTGTCCGCTGGTGCGT